TCAGAACGAAGTCCGTCCCGTCCACCGTGCACTTGTCGTCTGCGACCTCGACGCCAACGGTGATGGTGCCCGACGCGCGAACGCCCGGGATGGCTCCGGCCTTCCGCGCGACCTGGTGGGCGATCTTGCGGAGCTTGTTCTGGATGGTGACGCCGCGGATGCGGGTCGTCGGGCCCGTCTTCCCGACGAAGAGCGCGATCTCGGTGTCCCCGCATTCGTTGTAGGTGGCGCCGTCCGCGGTCTCTGCGATGGCTCCGGTGGTTGGGACGAGTCTGATGAAGAGGCCCATGCGGTACTCCTTCCGGTGAGACACAGGGGGGCGGCAACCGTCACCGGCCGCCGTCCCCCGGGAAGTGCTGCTAGGTCACGGTGTCCTTCGCCTTGAAGCGGACGATGTGCTCATCCTGGATGCGCACGGCGCCGGCCGAGAGCTGGCAGTAGAGTCGCCAGTCGAAGCTGTTGGCCGGGTCCTTCGCCACCTCGACCCGGGGCTCCTCGGAGATGTGGAGACCCATCGCCTTCCGGGTGAAGGCGAGGCAGTCGAGTTGGCTGCCGCCCGGGACGTTCAGGAGGTTCGAGACGATCCAGGTGAAGCCGAACCAGTTCTGGACGAAGCCGGTCTCGGCCAGCGCCTTGACCGCGGCGTAGTCACTCGAGGTGTACTCGACGAGACCCTGCAGCTTGCGGAGCTGCTTGGGGCCGATGACGAAGCACTTCGGCTCGTCGAGCGGGACGTTGTTGACGTTGAAGAGCTCGAGGACCTGGGCGACGAGGTCGAAACTGATCTCGGCGCTGTAGTCGCTGATCTCCTGCCCCGCGGGGAATGAGGCGGTGGTGGCCGCGTGGTCGGTGTTGGCCGCGCCGGTGGCCGCGTCGATGATGAGGTTGTCGATCTGGCGGGCCACCGCCATCCCGAACGAGTCCGCGTAGACGCTCTTGGGGTCGACGAGCATCTGCGAGATGTCGTTCGTCTGGACGAGGTCGCCGATGGCGTAGGTGGCGATCACCGAAGCCCGGCGCGTCCAGACGTGGTCCGCGACCGGAGTCGCGGTGGCCGCGGTGACCGAGCCCTTGGCACCCATCTCCTCGGCCGCGACCTTCGGCCAGAGGTGCCGTTCCGATGCCTTGTAGATGACTTGCACCCAGTCGCGGAGCAGAGACGCTCTCTGCTGCGCGATCATGCGGACGTTGTTCTCGAACGTCCGCACGTACCCGATGCTCAACGTGGTTGCCACGGTGGTTTCTCCTGCGGCTACTCAGAGCCGCGAGTGGGGTTCATCCCAGTCGCGGCGAGTAGTCCGAGGAGGTCCCGGGCCCGCCCGCTTGCGGCTATGCGCCCACCGCCGAGGCCTGGGGTTCGGTCGGGGCCGGCTTCAGCCGGTAGTCCCGTCCCCCAGATGCTTCATTCCTGCGAAATGAGGCGTGGACTGTCAACGTGCTACTCGAGGCCGAGCGCCGAGGCGACTGCGCTCTCGTGCTCGACGAGCTGGGCGATGAGCGCGTCCCTCGCATCGGAGCCGAGCCGCTCCTTCAGGAGCCGGGTCCGGATCTCGTTCGCGCGGGCGCTGTGCTCAGCCGGCGTCAGCTTGCTCCCGGTGCTGGTCTGGGTGCCGACCTGCGCCGCCTCCCCGCCCACGGCCTTGGCGACGTTCGCCCAGGCACGGAGTTGCGCGGCTGGCATCTGCCCGAGCGCCTCCTTCGGCAGGCCCATCTTCTCGGCGATGGCCCGGGCCGCAGCGGCACGCTCGTCGAAGGCCTCGCCGAGCTCCTTCTTCAGGAGCGCCACGGCTTCCTTCTCGCCCTGGTTGGCCTTCAGGAGGAAGTCGGCGGCCCGCTTCGCCCTCGCCTCGAACTGGCGCTTCGTGAGGCCCTCCTCGGCGGCCTCCTTGCGCAGCGCGTCCAGGATCTCCTCGGGGATCTCGGCCCCCTGCGGCGCGGCGTACTCCTTGGCCTCCTTCGGCCTCCCCAGGTGCTCGAAGATGGAGTCCTCGACCTTGCGCCGCGCCTCGGGGTCCTTCGGGATCTCCACCAGGTCGGGCGCGGTCTTGAGGAGCTTGTCGCGGTACTCCTTCACCGCCTCCTCGCCGGCGTCCGGACCGGGGATGCGGATCGACGAGCCCACGAGCGCCTTCGTGGCGATGTAGCTCTTGGCCAGGGCGCCCACGTCCCCGAAGTCCTTGAGCGCCGGGTCGACCCGGAGCTGCTCGTCTGCGATTGACGCGCGCCAGTCATCCGCCATGACTTGCCTCCTGCTTCGTGATGAGGGCGGCGAGAGTGCGCATCCGACGCACCACCTCACGCGCTCCCAGATTGAATGCGGTCTCCTCGGGCGTGTCGCCCAAGAGCTCGCCATCGAAGAACTTGGCCGTCAGGTAGGCGAGGAGCTCCTTCCCCTCGGGCATGGCGAAGATCCGGGCGTACTTCTGAGCCATCTCCGCCTGCAGGCCCTCCATCTGCGCGCGCTGGCGTTCGTTCAGGGCGGCCACGTCACACCACCTGGCCGGCGGGGGTCAGCGCGGGCTGCGGGGCAATGGGGAGAGCCCCGGCCGCAGCGGGCGGGAGCTGCTCGCCGTTCGCTTGCCGCGCCTTCGCCACGTTCGCCGCGGCGGTCGACTCGTCCTTGGCGGCCTGCGCCTCCGCCATCCGCTGCTGCATCGCCAGCCTGGCCTTCCGCGCCTGCGCTGCGTCGGCCTCCGTGGCGACCACGCCCGCCGGCACCTCGAGCAGCTCGGCGATCTTGCGCAGGGCCATGTCGGGCTTGAAGACGTCCCGGATCTCCTCGAACCCCATCTTGAGCATGTTGGCAGCCGAGGCCGCGGTCCGCTCGATGGAAGCCACCTCGTCCGTCCGCCGGCTGCGCGCCAGCGCACCGCGGTAGACGATCCGGAGCTCGGCGTTCTTCTCGAGCGCCTTCCGTGGCAGCGGCGGGAAGCGGTCGGCCCGGACGAGCGCCCGGTAGGCACCCATGAGCAGGGGATTGACGCACTCCGAGATGAGCCGGGCGATGACCGGCCCGAGCAGCTTCAGCATGATGTCGTACCGGATCTGCGCCTCGGTGGCCGACATCTGCGGCGAGTCCTTGAGCGTGAGCTGGTCCTCGTGGAAGAGCCGGCGCACCTCCAGTCGCTGCTCTTCCAGGGTGACGGCGCCGATGTCGAGCCGCTTCCCCGGAGGCTCGAGCGGAGCCATGTCCTCCATGCTCTCGACGACGGTCAGGCCGCCTGGCTCCCGGTGGACATCCGACATCAGGCCGCGTTCCGTCACCTTGGACGGCGGATCCACCGCCAGGGCGTGAGCGGTGAGGACGAGCTCGACGAAGGCGTTCAGGCCCTTCACGTGCGGCAAGGCGATGTGGCCGAGGCCATGCCCCCAACGCGAGCCCGGCGTCCGTCCCCAGCGGCCGATGAAGGCCGGGAAGTCGTAGTAGCCGCCCTCGTCGCCGAGCTGCTGCCCCTTCTTGTCGAAGTAGACGTACCCGTAGGGTCGCCTCTCCGGGGCCGCGACCATGTCGCGCTTGGCCTGCCTCAGGATCTCGGGCCGCTCGAAGATGCAGAAGATGACGTCGTGAAGCTCGCTCGAGCCGTTCGGCTGCGCTGCCTTCTCCCGGTAGTCAGCGGGCGTCTTGTCCCCGCACTTGTCGAGGATCTGGACCGCGGTCCACCGCAGGTGCCGGAAGAACGTCTTCATCTGGCCCTTTGAGTCCTCCTCGAACTCCACCTCGCTGTCGGGAACCGCGGTGAAGTCGAGGCCGCCCCACTCGCCCGGCTTGGCCTCGGCGACCTCCTGGACGATCACCATGTTCCCGAGGCCGACGTACTCGGGGAAGGCCGCGCTCATCTCAGCGTCGAAGTCGGACTCCTCGAGGGCGTGGAAGACGAGGTCAGTGCGCAGCTCGAGCGCCTTGGCGCACTCCTCGTCCTTCGCCAACTCCTCGTCTTGCCATCCGAAGGAGCCCCAGCGCAGTCCCGGCGGCATGACGCTCGTGTGGATGTGCGCCGCCAGCTTCGCCAGCGCCACGGGCGCAGTGAAGTCCCAGACGTCGGGGTCCTTCCAGGTTGCGCTGCCCTCGTCCTTCGTCGCGTGCTGGGTGGAGGTCCCACCTACGCGCGGCATGATGTATTTCTCGATGTCGTCGCAGGCGGAGCGGAACGAGGATGACTGCGCCTCGAGTTGCTGGAAGGTCTTCAGGAGCTTCGCGATGTCGGCGGCCATGGGATCCTCTCAGCGCCCCAGCGCTGACCTCGACCTGAACGGCAGGGAGACGCGGCGCTGCTGCCCACCAGAGAGCGCGCTCCGGTCCTCGCCCTCACCGATGCAGAGGTACTGCAGCGCGTCGGCCACGTGGCTGTAGGAGTCCTTCAACGGCTCGTCCCGGTAGCGCTCTTCCCCGCTGACCTGGACGCGCTTGAAGCAGTACCCTCCCGCCAGGGCCTTCCGCAGCCATCGGCATCGAGGGTGGATGACGAGAGCCGGACGCGCCTTCGATGTGAGCCGCGTGAGCAGGCCCGCCACGGCCTCGCGGCGCAGCGTGAAGTCGTTCGTGCGGGCCCTTGAGATGGGGAGCCCTGCGGCATGCACCACATCGAACGGGGTCCGCTCGTCGACCTGGCTCCGCTGTTCTCCGGCCGGGTCGCCCCATCCCGCGATCTCGCTCTTCGGGTGCTCGCTCCGCAGCCTCCGCGCCAGCTCACGCGCGAACGTCACCGCCCCCAACTCCTCGGCGACGAGCTCGTCGAAGACCTGGAGCTGCCCATCGGCTCCGCGCTGTGCCAGCACGGCGGCAGGCGTCAAGCCGAAGTCCATCCCGAGCCGGATGGGCGCGCCCGGAGTGATTGCGAACTCCCTGCAGTGCGTCTCGTCGTCGTATTCGGGGAAGACCGCGCGACCATCGCGGACGAAGGCATACTCGCCGTCCACGTAGACCTTGATCCACGCCGCCGTCTTGCCGAGCATGCCCTGCTCGTAGTAGCCGGGCTTCAGGTTCTCGAGGTTCTCCGCATTCGGGCTCCGGCCTCCAGGTTGGCGGAAGAGCGCGAAGCCGGCCGGCTTGTCCTCCTCGAAGAGCTTGTAGATCCAATGGTCGGTGTCGGGCGGGTTCGTGTCCATCCAGATCCCCGACCACGTTGGGCCGCCGTCCCTCATCGCTGGGTAGCGACCGACGCGGAGCCCGAGCATGTCGAAGACGCCCTTCGGCATCTCGCGTGCCTCGTTGATGTACGCCCCGGTGAGTTCAAGGGAGAGGAGCTTGCGCACGTCGTCCGGCCGGTCGAGGGCGCGGAAGAGCACCTCCGCCTGGACGTCGTCGAAGCGCAGGTCGAAGGCGAAGTCCGCCTCCCGCCACCGGCCGAGCCGAAGCGGGATCCAGTCCTCGAACGTCTTGCGGGTCGTGTCCTCGAGCTCCCGGTAGCTGTTCCGGATCACAGCCCAGCGGGTACGCCGCAGGCCCTCCGCGTTCCGCTTCTGACGCATGGCCCGCCGGGCGAGTTCCCTAACGCAGGTGCTCGACTTCGCGGAGCCGAGTGGGCCCATGATGAGCCGCACGGGAGCATCGGACAGGGCGAAGCGCTTGCAGGTCGGCGCCAGCTTCGCCGGCGTGTAGTCGAGTTCCATCAGCCGTCCCGGTCCACGCGCACCACGATGGGGCCGCCGTTGGCACCAGAGGCCTCGATTTTCTGGGCGGGCTTCGGCTGGCTGTATTCGAGCCGCGCCTTGATGGCCGAGACGATGGCGAGGGAGTTCCGGGGCGGGCGAAGCGTGCAGCACGCTCGCAGGGCCGCGAGTGCCTCCTCGTCGAGTCGGAGTCCGTCCAGGACCTGCGCTTCGGTCAGGAGCTTCTCGGCTTGTCTGGTGCCGAGGGGGGCCCGCTTCATCGGCCGCTTCGTGACGCGGGAGACGCGGACCCCTTTCCCCGCTGCGACAGGGGAGGCAGCCGAGCGAGAAGCGGGAGGGTGGTCGCCCCCCGCCCGGCTGCCGCCCTGGTCCGACTCGTTGCCCACGCCACCCCCGACGCCGCCCTTGCCCACCGATGCCGGGGTGAGCGTGGACCGTCAAGGTGCGCGGCCTAGGCGCCCTCGTACTGGAGGGACACGCCGAGATTCATGCGACGCCGCTTCTCTCGGGCTGTCGCTGCGTACCTGGCCTTGACCTCGGGCGACCGCGCCCTTCTCGCCGTCTGCTGGTCTCGGTGGCGACAGCATCGAACGTGGGGCCTCATGCACTTCGTCCCGCATCCCGGGACCTCGCACCTTCTGAATGTGCCGACCTTCGCCTGCAACCTCCACCTCCCTTCGGCCCCGGCCATTCCTGGCCCGGGGCCGCCACGCCCTGCGCCCCACTGCTGGCGCCCTACTCTCCCGACTGGAGATCCCTGATGACCTCCATGCAGGCACTACAACCGAAGCTCTTCCCTCGCTCGTATCCGAAACCGAACGCTCCCAGAGCCACCAGCACGAGCACCACCACCGCGATCACGTAGCGCATGCCCCCCATGGTACCGCTACTTAGCGAAGGGAATCTCCGGCTTCTCCTTCCGGAGGGCCGCGTACTCGATCTGCGTACCCACCGACTTGATGATCTTGCCGGCCATGTTGGCCAACTCCTTCGCGTCATCCCTCTTGATCTCGCCGTTCCCGAGCTCCGCCAGCCATTCGGCAAGCTGTAGGCGCAGCTCGGTGATGTTCTTGCTCGACGGGATCCTGGTCCTCGGGGTCACCCTCACGGTTGTAGGCATGCTTACTCCTGGGTTGCGAGGCGGTAGAGTTTCAACTGCGCCCGCTTTGCCTCGATGAGAGCGGGTGGGCAGTCCTTCCTCCTCAGCCGCATGACCATGGCAATGTACCTGTCGCTGAGACCATCAACGCCCCGCTTGACGGACGCCCTCTTCCAAGCGTTGGCTTGTTCTCGGTGTGCCCTTTGCCATCGGCCGTTCCTGGCTCTGCGCTCCTTCACATGCGACAGCTGCCATCGCCTGCACCGAGCGCGCGCCGCATCCCGGTGAGCGGCACGGTAAGTGACACGGTAACGTCGTGCTGCTGGGCGCCGCTCAAAATTACGTTGCCTGCACCTACAAGAGCAGAACCGTTTCGGGTTACCACCCGGCCGCCGTTTCGGCGGAACCACCGCCCCACACTCCTCGCACTTGCGAGCGCTACCCTTCACCGCGCCCTACTTCCCGCCCGTGGCCCGGTACATGGCCCGCATCTGCGCCATGGCCTTCGCCTTGGGCATGGGCTTCGACGAGTGCATGTGCCCCTTGTTCGCACCCGCCGACGTCTTGACCTTGAACCCGCCCTTCACCTTCACGACCTTGTACGGCATGACCTGCTCCTTTCGTTGTGACTGCCCCGATCAATAGACGACGCAGAACGAGCCGCGACGCACTGCGACGCTCTGCCCGGATGTGCTGCTCGTGACCTGGAAATCGAGCGTGCCTGCCGCCGTGGTCGTAAACGCGCCCTTGATCCGGGTCGGCAGGTTCGTCGCGTTACAGGAGCTCGTGCAGGTCGCCGTCTGCGCCGCCGCGGAGAAGGCCTGCAGCACGAGGAGCGTCTGCGCGGACGTAGAGGTGTGGCGCTCCGTCGTGAAGCTCACGTTCGTCGCGCTTGGCCCGTTCACGTTGAAGCGTGGCAGGCTCGTGCTCGTGCCCTGCGCGATGAAGACACAGCTAAATCCGTACTCCGTGGCGTTGGCTACCGAAGTCGAGAAGATGGTTCCCGGCGTCGTGGTGCTGTTTGTCACATCGCTGCCGGTCACCTTCAGCAGCGTCGCCGTGAGCCCACCGCCCCCGCCCTGGTCCGTCCCACAGGAGAAAGCGTGCGTGCTCGTATCGTAGAGCAGCTTCGAGGTG